TACGCGATCGATCGTATGCAAACGGAAGGGCAAAAGGTACGCGTGATCATCCCGCGCATCATCGATAAGTCGAAACTGACCGCATCGAGCATTTGCGATGCGATCATACAGGATTGCTCGGAAGAGCATCCGAAACGGACGCTTGAAGCAAAGGCGCGGCAGATCGAGCGCATTCTGACGAACTCAAGCCGTGCCGGTTGGAGTCACGTACTGATGATTGAAGAGGCGCACGATTTGCATGTGCAGACGCTGAAATATTTAAAACGCTTTTGGGAACTCGAAGACGGGTTTAAAAAGCTCTTGGCGATTGTCCTTATCGGACAGCCCGAAATGAAAGGCAAGCTCGACGAGGCGAAAAACTGGGAAGCGCGCGAAGTTATCCGCCGTATGGAAATGTTGGAACTCGAACCGCTTAAAAGCGGCAAAGAGATAGCAGCCTATCTTGATACAAAGTTTGCGCGGCTCGATCGGGACAGAAAAACGATCATCACCGACGACGGATGCGACGCGCTCGCGATGAAGCTCAGGCGGCAGACGCGAAACGAACAGCAGGTGTACAGCATCGCCTACCCTCTGCTCGTAAACAACTGGACGAGAAAGGCGATAAACCTTGCGGCGGAACTGGGGAGCGCCGTCGTCAATGCCGATGTGGTGAACTCGTTGTAGGCGGCGGGTATGACAGTCGGAGAATTTGCAGATTTGGTGGAACGGATGCGGGAAGCGCAAAAAAATTATTTCGGGTGTCCCGCACCGTCGAACCTGCATAAAAGCAAAGAGCTTGAAAAGCAGGTAGATAACGTACTTTCGGAGCGTCGGCAGAAAATGGCGGATGCGCTGCAGACAAAATTATTTTAGGGGGATACAGATGGGCGGTAAAAGGATTTCAATCACAATAACGGACGAACAACAAAAGGCGCTGGAAGAGATGGCTCAGACGGAAGGACTGGGACGAAGCGCGGCACTGGTACGAAGCATAACACTTAAAGCGCTCCGCTCTGCAAATCGAAGCGGCAATGTCGCGGAAATCGTTATGTCTTTGGAAAACAGCGATGAAGTTACGGAGTATGTAAGGCTGAAGCGGTTCGGTACGGTGGCATCTTTTGCGACGTACGCGATGGAAAACTTTATGCAGCGAAATCCGCTTACAGCGGCGCAAAAGGCACTTGTCGGGAAAAATATCAAAGTCGATGAAGTGGGCGCACCGTGAGGCTTCCGCTGTAGCGCGGATAGCGATTTCAATGTCGCTGTCCGTCGGAGTTTTCGCACAAATAAACTGAAAATTCATAAGGCGTAAGGAGCATACAAAATGGCTGGAAAAAAGATAGACAGACGGAAAAAACTCATACAGCTTATCCACGTCGCAAAGAGCAAACTGCAGATGAGCGACGGCGATTATCGCGCACTGCTTAGCGGTGTCGGCGGAAAGACGAGCAGCGCGGAGCTTACCGTCGCGGAGTTGGAGCGGGTTTTCAAAGCGTTCAAATCGCTCGGCTTTGCGGTAAAAAGACTGCCGGTAACGGATCTCGATCGCGGGCTTGCAAGCGATGCACAGCTCGCGTATATCAAGGGGATGTGGGAGTTGGTCAGCAGAGAAAAAACGGAGCGGTCGCTGAACCGTTTTGTAAGGCGGATCACTGGCGCCGTGCATTTGCGTTTTTTGAACGTGTACTCGGCGCAAAAGGTAACGCTCGCATTGCGGGCGATGATGATAGATGCCGGCTACGATCCGGACGGTATAGCGGTTACGGAGGCAAGATGAATTTATTGCAGGACATGGTAAGAGATGTTGTCGATCGAGGGGTGGACTACGACGATGCTCTTTGTGCCCTGCGGCATTTTGCCCGCTACTACGGCGGGCAGCACATCTATATACCGGTACATGCCGACACCGATCTCGCAGAGCAAATCAGGGGGATCCTTACGGATGCCGTTGGAGGAGCGGTCGCGGATCGGATATTGGATGTTATCGCAACTCTGTACGGCGGGGTGCAGCATTATATACCACTCGAAACGCGGGCATTTAAAAAGCAGATTGCGCTCGAAGTACACAGCGCATACGACGGCACGCAGGAGTGCATGAGGGATTTATGCCGCAAATATAACTGCTCACTTACGCAGATTTACCGGCTGTGGCATGCGGGCGAAGCACAGGCGCTGAAAGCTAAGGCTGCTGCATCGCAGCGCGCGTTCGATTTTTAGCGGCGGTTTTATTAACGGCCGTTATAACAGGTCGAAAACAAAAAACTACTAGACTGTCGGGTATGGATACCGACAGTCTTTTTTTATGCCTCAACTTCGAAGGCAATAAAATACCGGACAAAATACAACTCTTACCTGCAGGTGATTATGTCGCAGGCCGCGACGGTCGGCGCTGGACAAAGCGCAGTGCAGAATCGATTGCACAAAAATCGAACGAGTATTTGCCGCAACATATCATTGACGAAAACCACGCGACCGACTTGAAGGCGCCGCGCGGCGAGAGTGCGCCTGCAATGGGCTGGTTTACGAACGTGCATGCGGAAGAAGACGGCTCGGTGTGGGCTGATGCCGTATGGACGTCTCGCGGCAAGACGGCTCTTGAAAATCAGGAGTATCGCTATATCTCTCCCGTGTTTGAATGCGACGCATCGGGGGAGATTATTAAAATAATGCGCGCTGCGCTCACCAACAGCCCCAACCTCGAATTGCAAAATCTCAACAGTACACAAACCGCGCCGGCGGATAATCCGGCAAAGGAGAATGTAATGAAAAAGGAAATTTGTGCGGCATTGGGATTGCCCGAAACCGCGACCGACAACGAAGTCCTTGCCGCGATCACCGCCCTGAAAACACAAGCAAACAGTGCACAGACGGTTGATCTTGCCGCTTACGCGCCGCGGGCGGATCTGGCGCAGATGGAAGCCCGAGCGGTTCAAGCGGAAAAGACGCTCGCTGAGATGAATGCCGCACAGCTTAAAGCAAAGGCAACGGCAGCCGTTGAAAAAGCTGTCGCCGATCGAAAGATCGCCCCTGCAAGCAAGGACGCATACCTTGCGATGTGTGCGACCGAAGAAGGGCTTGCAAACTTTACAAAGATCGTGGAAAGCTCGCCTGCTCTCATTCCGGCGGGAACTTCGGGGGCTTCCGGCACGCCGCCTGCTGCCGAAACGCAGGCGGAGCTCAACGCGGAAGAAGAATCCTTCTGCAAGGCGATGGGCTACACGAAAGAAGAGTGGCTCAAAATCAAAGGGGGTAAATAACTATGATAATCAAAGACAGCACCTTACAGGCTTTGCGCACGATGGTGCGCGCGGAATTCAGACAGGCGTTCGACGCGGCGGTAGCCCGCGAAGACTACAAAGAGCTCGTTACGATCATAACGAGCAACACAAAATCAAACTCGTATGCATGGCTCGGCTCTTTCCCGCAGATGCGCGAATGGATCGGCGACCGTGTCGTGAACAGCATGAAAGAGTTTGCATACACGATCGAAAACAAAAAATACGAAGCGACACTCGGCATTGAACGCACCGACATCGAAGACGACAATCTCGGTCAGTACCGCGTTCTTGCCCAGTCGCAGGGACAGGAGACAGTGTCCTTTTTCTGGCGGCAGATCGCAAAGCTCATGGCAGGCGGCTTTACCGCTCTCTGCTACGACGGGCAAAACTTTTTCGACACCGACCATCCGGTGTACGAGAAGACGGACGGTACCGGCACAAACACGCCCGCATCGAACGTACTCGGAGCCGGAAGCGGGAAACCGTGGTTTTTGCTTGCCCTCGATCGTCCCTTGAAGCCCTTCATTATGCAGGAGCGCTTTGCGCCTGAGTTCGATGAAATCAAAGACACACAAAACAATACGGTCTTTATGAAAGATCAGTATCTCTACGGCATCCGCTACCGCGGAAATTGGGGGTACGGACTGTGGCAGCAGGCGGTTGCCTCGAAAGAAGCACTGACGCCTGAAAACTTCGGGAAGGCTTTCGGCATGATGGAAGCGTTTAAACGCGACGGCGGCGATCCGCTGGGCTTGAAGGCGACGCACCTCGTTGTCGATGCGTCAAACCGTGCTGCGGCCGAAGCAATTCTGTTGAAGCAGAATTTGAGCGGCGGCGAATCGAACGTCGACTATAACCGCGTCAAGCTCGTCGTTTGTCAGTGGCTGTAATCGGAGGCGGAAATGGAAAAGAAAACTGAACAGTTACAGGCCGCCGCCGAAAAAGCGGCACAGGCGCTACAGGCTGCGAGCGAAAAGCTGGAAGCAGCGCAAAAAGAGCTTGCGGAAAAACCCGAAGACGAAAAACTGAAAAAACAGGTTGAAGGTCTTACGAAGGGCGTGGAGGCAGCAAAACAAAAGCTCGACGCCGCGCAAACCGCTTTGAAAGAAGCGGAAAAGGCGAATGACGGCGAAGACACAGGCGGAGAGAAAATCCGCCTGAAAGTCCGGAATAAAACCGGACGGCCGACATATTACCGCGCAGGCTTGTGCTTCGCTCAAGTCGACGCGGAATACGAAGTTACGAAAGACATTGCAGACATTCTGCTTGTCGATCCGTGGCTTGTCGCACAGGAAGTAAAATGAAAACGCTTTTAACGGCTTCGGAGCTGGAACAGCGGGCGGCGCCTCATTCGCTGCCGATTGCCGACGACGGCAATCTCGATGTCGCTCGCGTGGAGCTTGCGCTCACCGACGCGACGGGGATCATCGTCGCACAGCTTCCGTGGCTGTTAAAAGACAACGACATCATCGATCCCGTGCCGGCGCAGTTTGCGGCCGCATTACAAGGTATCTGTGCTGACATCGCCGTACACCGTTTAACGGACACAGTAACGTCGAGCGAAGATCAGAGGGCATGGTATAGCGACAGCATAAAGCTCTTGGAAAAGATAGACCGCGAGTTTAAAGGCGGATTATCCGGTCCGGATTTACAGGAAGCGTCCGTCGTTGTCGCAGGGGGCGCCGATGATGCGGACGATCCGCGCTATTGGAAAAAAGGCAAGGTGCTGTAATGGGAGTCTCTTGCATATCGGTAAATATAAAAGAGATTGAAACTCTTGCCAAAAAGCTCAAGGGCTATGCTTTAACGCCGGCACAAGAGAACAGTCTCTTAAAAAGTCTCGGCGTTGAAATCGAAACGCAAATATCGGAGCGTATCGAAAGCACGAAGCGAGACCCCGAAGGGAAAGCGTGGGCGGAGCTTGCCGAAAAAACACGGCAGTATTTGTTAAAGCATTTTCCAAGTGCACGACCTCCGCTTTGGCGTACGGGAGAGCTGCTCGACACGATCGAATCGCAGGTATCGGGCGGTGTGCTGCTGACCGGCGCGACGAAAGAGTACGCCGACTATTTACAGGAAGGAACAAAACGAGGAATGCCCGCCCGTCCTTTTATCGGGCTGTCCACACAGGACATATCAGAGCTCGCAAACTTAATCGATGTGTGGCTTAAGGAGCATGTTGCCGCATGAAAAAGACATATTTGGATATACGGAACAGTGTGGTTGAGCAGATACAGGCGGCGTTTGCAAACGATAAGCGGGTAAAGGTCGCCGCACATCCGGGTAATTTTGACGAGGGTGAAATCCGCCGCTTGATGCAGACAACACCTGCGATTTTAACGTCGCTTGTCGGGATAAACGACGAGGATGTCGCGGATGAATGCTACATCGATTTTGTGAGCTGGGTGCTGCACAGGGCGGACAATAAAGACCGCCTGTATGACGGTGCTTTGTCCCTCGTTTCGGCGCTGGTCGGCGTTATAAAAAAAATTGACAATCCCGTGTCTTACGGCGGCGGAACAAAGATAAACGCGCAGTGCCTGTATACGGGCTCGCTCGATAAAATCAACGCGACGCTCTGGGCGGTACGATGGCGGCTTCAAGCGCGAGCAGTGTATGACGGCGGCATCGCCTTGCCCGACGATTTGGACTGGTTTAAAGGATACGACGGCAGTTTGGCTGTAGGAAAACAAACGGCCGATGACATAGTCAATTTTGATTAAACAGAAGGAGATAAGTATGGCGATAGCATTTACGCAAATTCCGGCAGGGCTTTTGGTGCCGGGACAGTATCAGGAGATCGACAACAGTTTGGCGGGCGAAACAGGCGACATCAAAACCGCCCTCATCGTCGGCGTAAAAACAAAAACCGGCAAGGCACAGGCTGGAGTGCCGATGAATGTGGTAAGCGCCTCGCAAGCTGCAGAGGCTTGCGGCTTCGGAAGCCCTGCCGCGATTATGGCCGCATCTTTTTTGTCGATTAACAAAACCGAAAAGCTGTACGTTTTGCCGATCGACGAACCGGCAGCGGGGACGGCATGGAAAAGGGAA